GAACTTGCTGAAACTATTATTACTATTTTTAGTGATAATGGAATCGTAATCGAATGGGATAAGTCTCAACATTCGTGCATTGAGGTAAAACCTATGTTGTCTGTGCCTCACCGCACAGAAGAAGAACAAGCGCACCTTGTCAATGACTTGCTCACTAAATACGATTTGACCTATGACGAGGCTTTTGAATGGTCTTATCGTAAGCGTGACATTTTCGGTAAGTTGTGGTCTTTAGATTACCTAGAATCATCTTTGGAGGATTTGTTGGTAGAGGAAAGCAAACAGCGTCACCTTGACAGACTACAAGCTATTAAAGCTGATGCGCAACGGGTTTTCAAAGCTGAGCAACAGCACCTCAAAGATTTGGTTGTTGACAACCTACTTGATAATCTGCCAGAGAGTCTGTCTACTAACACTCGCTTACTTGCGTGGCTTGATACTGCTAACCCTGTGCTTCAAGAGAGCGACACTTTTGATAAAGGTATCCGTTTGGCCATTATTGAACACACCATGTTTCAGGGTGAGTTTGAAGATGAGGAAGCTTTTGCTAAGTTGTATTATGCGAAAGATTATGCTAACTTGCCACAATGGGTTACAGAGCAGTTGAGCTGGCACAATGTGGCCTACAAGTTGAGAGATAAGTTTGTTTTTAAACGTCAAGCGTGGGGCTTGCCGACACTAGTTTGGAAGAAGGATTAATTATGATTACGGTTGCTGATTTGATTTCGTTGTTGCAAAACAATTTCGACCCTGATGAGTTTGTTGCTTGTAGTGTTATTTCTAAAGAAAGTGTTGAAGATGTTATTAACAGGTTGCTAACTAATGATGAGTGGCGTTCTGTTGGTGATGATTTGGTTAATGAACTTGAAAATGCTACAGTTAACTTTGACATTTGGAATACACTTGAGGTTGAGGAAGATGAGGAGGTTATCTAAATGAAAACCCTTGAAGAGTTGAAGCAGATTTACATTGAGCTGAATAGTGGCCATGATGATACAATCACTTGGTTTGTGCCACAAAAAGCTGATAGCACACTTGGTATTATGGTTGGTGTTAATTGGGAGGGTGAGTTGATTATTCTTGACCTTGAGCACCCTGATGGCGCTTGTGTACAGGTTGCAAGTTGTGGTGATTATGATACGCTGTATCAAGAAGAGATTGAGGAGATTAACTAATGAACATCAAAGTATCAGAAGAACTAACCAAACTAATCGCAGAACTAGAAGCACTAGAACTGGCTGAAGTGCCTAAAGCTGATTTTGGTTGGCTTTACACGGCAGACGGCACAGGAGCAATCGGGCGAGTGACTGCAAACTACACTTACAAAGAGTTTGACATTAGCGTGAGAGAAGGTATCCGTGGAGTTTATTTTCGTGAGCTGGATAAGTGGCAGTTTGACAATCTAGAGGTTCACCCATTAGACTATGACTACTAAGAAGAAGAAGAAGAGGAGAGGAGACTGACTAATGGCTGACCAAGTTTACTTGTGCGATTACTGCCAGTCAGAGCAAGTTGATAAGCCTGATACTATGTGTCAAGGTTGTGACACCCACTATTGCGAGGAGTGCCACTACTCGCCCTGTGCAAAGTTTTGCGGAACTGATAAGGAGATTGACTAATGGCTAAATTTACAATGACAGTGGAATTGCAGTTTGATGTGGAAGCAAAAGATTTTGATGAAGCGTGGGATAAAAGTTATGATTTGTTTTACTATTCACCTTTTAGAGGTAATTGTGAAATCTTTATTAGTGAAACTAAAAAAGAAAAGGAAGAGGTAAACTAAATGCCAAATAATCGCACTACACAACTACACCGAACAATGGGTGCTGATGTTATTGATGTTTATGACATTAACATTTACTGTTCAAACAACATTCTGCACCTTACAGCCTATAAACTTGTTCGTCTAGGTTATGATGGTAACACGTTGCGTTCTGAAATGAACGAATCTGTTACACTACGTCTACCAATGGATGAAGCACATTTTGAAGAAGTTGCTTACTTGTTGGATAGTGAAGACTGGTTTTTTGATGTTGAAGAATGGGATGAATACGATTTTTGGGATACAACAGATTATCTTAAAGTTGGTAACACGCCAGAGCTTATCAAAAACTGGGTTGAAAGTTTGCCACCGTATACTCCTAGATGGGATTTTTGAATGAATAAAAATAATAGTTTTACACCTGCTGACATTACTGTTGTTAAACGTTTAGTGCAGTTTGAGAATGGTAACCAAATGTTGCTCGATTTTGCTATTTTTGATTCTGTTGAACAAGAAGAATGTTTCACTGATAACCTTTTCGCAGAGTTTGAAAACGATTATGTTGATAGTTCGCCGTGGACTGTTTTTGATGAAAACATTTTTTATTATGTGAACGTGTGGGAGGGTGAAACTTTTGAACAGTTGAAAAACCCTGACCGTGGCGATTTTTGGATTATTGATGAGGAGGCTAACTGATGGAACAGTCTATGATGGGTTCAGGTATTTATCAGCGCGAGATTACAGTAATGTTCCATTGCGATACTTGTGAAGCTGACTTTGAGCTTGATGCGGTAACTGATGATTGGAATACTACAGCGTTCGCTAACTGTGAAACTTGTGGTCAAGACCTTGAACTAGACATTTCACGTGACGAGTTTGATTATGATGATACTTACGATAATGATGGTGGTTACTGATGGCTAGAGTTGTGAACAAAGATGATGAGTTGCTTGAAGCTATCAAACTTGCCCGATACCGCGAGAAAGAAGCACAGCGACAAGCCCGTAAAGAGCTTCAGCAAGCTATTGAACGGGCTACAGGTAAAGCACACGCTGACGTTGTTTCAGCTGTCAGAGCCGCGCTAGTAGGCGGGCAGTCTGCTAGACAGATTGGTATCGCTTACGGTTCTAGTGACCCTTACACTGTGAGAAAACTTGTTCTTGAAGCAAGCATCAACATTGAAGGTGGTAACCCTAGCCACCCTGACTGGTTTATGACCAAAAATGTTGATGGTAGTTTCACTGTGCAGGTTATGAGCTTGGCTGACACTGGACTTTCCGGAACAGCAACTTTTGTTGTTGATGATGATGGTGAAAACTTTACAGCCATTGATGGTGATGTTTGGATGCAGATGCAGTTGTATCGTGTAGGTTATGTGAAAGCGATTATGGAGGAGTTTTATGCGTAGTGAAGAAGAGCTGGAGCTTCAAGAAGCTTTAGACCCATTAGCAGAGTATTATTCAGAGTTTACTGGGCGGAACATTAGTTTGAACGCGACAGAAGAATGTGAGATTCGTTTGCATACTAGCCGTAACGAGGTTGAGTATTTTGATAGCATTGATGAAGCTGAGTTCCGTATCAGACAGCTTTACCGCGAACTGTTTGTTGATGATAATTTTGTTGAAGATAACTTTTGATTCAACTTATTGCGATTGTTTGTTTTATTATTTGGTTTAGAAAGAACTTAAAGAAAGAGGTATCAAAAGATGAAACTGACACCACTAACGCTAGATACGCGACAGAAGAAGGCAGTCGAGAAGATTATCTCAGAACCTACGTCAGCGGTTCTGAACGCGAGTCTTATGGGAACTGGCAAGACACTAATGGCGGTGGAAACAGCTAAACAGCTGAAAGCTTCCACTGTATTGATTATCGCGCCACTAGGAACATACTGGGGTTGGTGGGATACTATCCAGCGACAAACAAACTATGAGAGTGAAGTTTATAGGATTGATTCTAGTGTGAAAGGTAAACAAGCGTTACAAGATTTAATGTCGAATAAAAAAAGTGGTTGGTTTTTTATTGGTCGCGAGTATTTTAGAACTAAAGATTGGTCTAAAATAAAACCTGATGTTGTTATCCTTGACGAATGCCATTCATTCCAAAACCGTAACAGTAAAGGTTTTAAAACTCTTATCAAACTGAAACCCAAGTTTCGTATGGCAATGTCTGGAACACCGTTTGGTAACCGTTTTGAAGGTGCTTGGGCTATTACTCGGTGGCTGTGGAGTGACAAAGTTCCGAAATCGTTTTGGAACTGGGTGTATGAGTGGTGTTTGACAGGTTATTCACCGTTTAGTCAAGTAGAAATTTTGGGTGAACTTAAACCGGGGGCGTATGCTGCTTCTTTACCTTGTTACATTCGTTTAGAACCAAACCATAATTTGCAAGTTGTTGAAGAAATACGTTATGTTGACCTTGTTCCTGCGCAACGAAAGATTTATGATAAGTTTGAAAAAGATTTGGTTGTGTTCCTTGATGCTAACCCTATGGTTGCTGAGTTGCCAGTAACAGCTCGTATCAGACTTAGACAAATTACTTTAGCTGTGCCAATTATTGAAGGTGATGAGGTTTTGTTTGCTGAAAATGCGGTTAGCACAAAATTTAATGCGTTGAAAGAAATCATTGACGATAACCCTGAAGATTTGATGCTAATTTTGACAGATAGCCAAAAGTATGCTAAACTTGTGACTAACAGGTTGAATAAAACTGAAATTGTTGCTTTTGAATGGTCTGGTCAAGCAAACCAAAATCAGAGGGAAACAGCTAAACAACTGTTTTTGAACAAAAAACTAAAATATATTGTTGCTGTTATTCCCGCGATTGCTGAAGGCGTTGATGGTTTACAAAATGTTTGTAACACTATTGTTTGGTTGTCGCATAGTGACAGTAATTTGCTAAACCAACAAGTTGTTGATAGAATTCGTAGACGTGGACAAAAACAGGTTGTAAAAATCTTCGATATTATCGCTCGTAACACTTATGATGACCCACAGTTTGAAACACTACTAAAAAGACAGTTAGATATGAACGCTAGTTTGAAAGAAGGTAAAAATGGTTGATGTGAAAGCTATCAACGATTATGTTGTATGGAATCGTAACCTACAACTGTATCCACCAACAGGTTCGCCAGAAGAGTATGCTGAATGGGTTGAGGCTCAACAGAGCAAAGCTAAGGTTATTGCTATCAAAGCAGTTTTGGAAGAAGAACGTGACGATAACTTGGTTTGGACGGTTGTAAGAAGCAAGATTAAAGAAATTTTGAAAACTGATTTGGAGGTAAAAATTTATGAATGAAAACTATAACGAAATCACAGACTATTTTAAAACTGTTGATGATAGTAAAACTGTTCGTTCACAAAAGTATTTGGATACTTATACTGAAAATGAAGATGCGCACACTATTCAAACTGAGTGGCTTTCTGAACCTATTCTTGTGCCTAACCCTGCACTGTTGAAACCGCGCCGTCTAAACCCTGACGCTATACCAGTGTTAGCTGTTGCTGTAAGTCTTGTAGCAGTGTTGATGGTTTCTTCTTTTGCTGTATCTTTTAGTGGTATTTATGATGTGAGCGCTTGGACTGGTATCCCAACTTTTATTCAATGGTTGCCAGCACTTTTCATTGATGCCGCAATCCTTGCTTACACAATCTCTTTGATTGTTTTTAAAGCTCGTAAAGAATCTGTTTGGCGAACACTTGTAGGTTTATCAGCTTTTGCAAGTATTTCTGTTATTGCTAACATTGCTCACACCCTAAGTTTTTGGGGTGGTCAACTAACAGATTTTAGGGCTTGGGTTGGTGTGCTAATCACAGCTTCAGCACCTATTGCTGTGCTTCTTGCAAGTGAAGAAATTACTCGTCTAGCTTTTGAAGGAGAAAATAATGGTAACTAATTATGGCTTCACTGAGACCACTACACCTACTGCTTCTGTGCAAGAGTTTTATCGCGAACAAGGTGAAATGCGGTTGAAAAAACGTATCCTTGCAGAACTTCGTGAACAGCAACGTTTTCAAATACAGGTTACTCGTGACGATGTTATGAGTTTAGATTATGTCATTTTTTTGATTGGAGAAAAGTTTTGATGAAAATTGTTACTGAAACAGGTTCAACATATGTTGTTGATGATTTGAAACATTGTGTAAAATATGATAAAGTTGGTAATATGGTTGACCAATTTTTTGTTACTGATATGAAAGCTGTTCCTAACACTGTTTCTAATTGGAAACAAGTTTTTGAGTCACCTAAAACTAAAATTGTTGTTGGTAAACGTATGTTTATTGGTGGTCGTGATTCTTGGTGGATTTCTACTAAAGTTGTTAGTGTTGAGTAAAAATCTTGGTAACATTCCGGCACAAGCAATAATGTCTGAGGAGCAGGAACAAGTTTTTACGAACGGTATTAATAAAGGGCGTAAACTTGAACGCAAACTTTTTATTAAGCTGCTAACCGCGCACGGCAAAACCGAATGGTGTCTTGAGTCTGACTGCCCTGGGCCGTTCCCTGTCAAACACCTCAAAGCTATTCTTGGAGGCAACAAGTGAGCCTAGACCAGTCACAAACCCTTTTTGATTTGGGGGTTATTCGTGAACGTGAACGTATTATCAAACTGCTTACTGAAACTCACAAAGGGCTGTTAGCAGTTATGGCTATGGCACAGCACGATGGCGATGGGTCAGAACTTATCGCTCTTATCAAAGGAGAGAACAAGTGAGCCTTCGAGTATCGCAGATGCCAGACGGCACTTATTTTTTAGTTATGACTCAAGACCTTACAAAAGCCGAGGGAGTTAAGTTACTAGCAGAAATAGCTATAGCTTCAAAAATTAATGAGGCAGTAATTGCAGAACGTGAACGCATTATCAAACAGCTGGAACAAGCAAGTCTCGAGTTTGAGCAGTATGATTTCAATGCTGTTGGTATCACTAATGGGCTTATTGCTCTTATCAAAGGAGAAGGCAAATCGTAGACTACAAGTTTAAAAAGAAACCACGAGGAACACACTGCTCTAAAGGCCATGAGTTCACTGAAGATAACACTTTTATTCGCGCACACGATAATGCTAGAGTATGTCGTGAATGTCGCAAACAGTATTCTCGTGAAAAATATCAACGCAATAAGGATAAAAATGGTGGTATTGCTCGACCAAAAAAAGATAAAACATATTTGACGGAACTGCTTTTACTTGATACAATGTCTGATGAAGCTAAACAACTTTATATACAACTACAAAATGCTTTGACAGATGTTTCAACTCCTTGTGTTGTTGCTGGACCAAAGTTTTTTGTAGACTATTCAGAAAATATTGACGTTGATACAGCTGAACAAATGTGTTATGGTTGCCCATTGTTGAAGTTGTGTTATGACTATGCGGTTGCTGATAATGTTCAAGTTGGTGTATGGGGAGGAGTAAACCTTTCTGTAAAGGAGGAAGAAAATGGTTTATAGTGATTTAGAGGTTGTGCAGTTTACTGTAGACTTGTTTAAACAGCGTTCAGAGCGTGATAAGCAGCATAAAGTTGGTGCAAGTAATATTAGTAACCCTTGCACACGACACCTTGCTCACGACCTGCTAGGCACTCCTGAACAGGAGAGTAAATATTGGATGGGTGCTAAGATTGGCACAGCTATTCATAGTTTTCTTGAAAATGCTATGGCTGTGAGTGATGACAAAACTTTTGCTGACGCAATCATTGAAAAGAAGATTACACTTGGCGAATTGCCGGAGTATGGCACTGTGAGTTCTAAACCAGACCTTGTGCTACCTCATGCTCGTCAGCTTCTCGACTGGAAAACAAGTTCTCGTGCTAAAGTGAAGAAGCTGCAAAATCTTGTAGCTGGCTTGAAAGATGATGAAGAAAGCAAATATACTCTACAAAAGTATGTTGGGCAAGCGCAGTTATATGCTTGGGGTATGAACCAAGCTGGTATACCTGTTGAACGTATCACTATTGTTTTTATCAACCGTGATGGTACGACAGATACAGATACTTGGGCTTATGGTGTAGACTATAACGAAGCGTTTGCTAAAGCGTTATGGACTCGCCTAGAGAACTTGTGGGCTGAACTACAGGCTGGTGCACACCCAGACAATTATCCTAACAATAAACATTGTTTCGAATGTAACATGAACCTATAAAAAAATACTGCCATATTTGACTACAACTCGAATATGTGTGGTATAATATTCAGACACTAACAAAGGAGAAAATAAATGAGCACCGAATTCCCTGAGCTCCCTTTTATGAAGCTCATTCACAAAGCAGAAGCTTTGAACGCACCAAAAAGCATTTTGCTTTACGGCGATGCAGGTCGCGGCAAAACTTGGCTTGCAGCATCAATCTCAGAAATCGAAGGCTACGGCCCGACACTTCTTATTGACGTTGAAGGTGGCGCATCATCAATCGCTCGTGACTGGAAGAATGTTGATGTTATCAACATCACAACCCACGACCAGTTCACACAGGTTGTTGCATGGTTGCTTTCAGGTAAAGCACCATACAAGACAGTCATTGTTGATACCATTGGCGTAGTTATGGACCGTGCCGAGAAAGCTTTTGGTGAAAAACCAGAAAACCAAAACAACAAGTTCGCCAAGTGGGGCGACCTAAAGAATTGGGCTAACGAAATCTTCCGAGCATTGCACACTGCACCGTTTGTAAGTATTTTGATTGCTCACGCCCTTGACGACAAGGATGAAAGCACTGGTGCTATCAAGACCACTGCCATGCTTCCGGGTTCATTCAAGAGCACCCTGCCATCAATCCCAGATATTGTAGGATATTTGGGTGTTGAAAACACTGAGGAAGGACCTCAGCGCGTGCTGGTTGTTGGACAGTCGGAACGACTTGTAACCAAAAACCGTTTCGGTCTACCACCGAAAATCTACCAGCCAACAATGAGTGGCATCATTGAACTAATCAACCAAGGAGGTAACAAATAATGAGCAACATTTCGCTCAATTTCACCGCAGAGGACCTAGCATCAGGTCAAGGTGACAGTTACAGTGTAGTTCCAGCAGGTAGCTACAATGCAACAATCTTTGCAGTCAAGCAGGAAACTGTGAAGTCTGGTCCAAACGAAGGTAAGCCTCGTTTCAATATCCAGTTCAAACTAACTGGTGAAGGTGTTGAAAACCGCCGCGTATTTGGTTACGTTGCGCTTTACAAGGCTGGCGACTTTTGGAAAACTCAGGCTTTCTTCAAGGCTCTAGGTTACGACCTAACTGCTGGCACATTCCAAGTTCCAACTCCAAACGAGCTTTCTGGTAAGCCTATCGGTGTTCGTGTCAAGGTGGGGAAAGACCAAGACGGCAATGACCGTAACGAAGTTGCAGGTTTTGACGCTTCAACTTCGGCAAGCGACTTGCTGACTTCTCTTGGTGCAACACCAATCGCAAGCTCACCTGCTATCGCTAGCGATATCTGGGCTTAAATGGGCAGTAGGGGTGCGTCTACTATAAAACGCACAACTAACAAAGACAGGAGTAATAATGGCTGCAAAACAACCAACTAAACAACCAGCTTTCAAAGGTGGCGCACCAAAGCCATCAGGCAAGACTGCATCATCAACTTCAACAAACCCACCAGTAGGTAAACTAAAAGGTAAACCTAAAAGCTAACAAATTTTAAGAGGGGTGCGACTCTACAACGCATACAAGCCTCCACTGGTTGTTACACACCTACCTCCTTTGGTGTGTAGTTGAGTTCGATTCTTAACCGAGGCACACGGACCTAGCATGCAGATGGATTATTCTAGATAATAACTTTCGGTGTCTAGTGGGCTTGCTACCCTCACTAAGCAGATACGGTGGTCAGTATCTGCACCTATCACCCAAGTGTTACGGTAGCACAGCGGTCTCCAAAACCGTTAGACAAGGTTCAATTCCTTGGGGTGGTGCAAACAGTAGTTTCCTTATCCTACGAAACTACTGGTCTTAT